TGATGTACTAGAACGGGAAGCGACGTGCATAAGAACTGGCATGTATGCGGCTATTGTAGCCTTAAACTCTTTATCTGCCGCTACGTCCTTAGCACCTAAACCTAAAGCACTCATGCCTGGCCCTGGGCCAGCGTTTGCACCAGCGGTTACAGGCTCATCAGGGCGCTGTGTTGGTGCGTTAAGTGGTATAACGGGGGCAGACTCAGGCATCATGCCAGACGCAGCCAAAGGTGCTGCCTGTTGTTGTGCCATGAAAGCCTGCCCCTCGCCATACGGAAGACCAGATACGTACTGTGCTGCTTGTGAGTCTGCTGGTCCACCATCGGTACGCTGCGACAATGCGCCTGGGCCTGAAACTGGAGCTGGGTTTGCTGGGGCTTGATACCCACCTTTACCTGCCATGATTCTACCGCCTTTTTAATTAAACCGAATGATTTTACTTGCAGACCAGAACACAGTTCTGGACGTTTATTACTTTGAGCCGTTGCCTGAACCCTTGGTTCCGCTTGGCTTGTTTGAAAATAGAATCTTACTTGCGCCAGGCTTTGCTGGGCTTGGTGTTCCACTTGTGTGTGGAGCATCGTAAAATACTTTACCCATTGAACCTTGGTTCGCTGGCTTCTTTCCTGATCCGAACGCCATAATATTTTCTCCTGTTATCCTGCTGGCATCATTCTTGTGACACTAGAAGCTAATGTCGGTTTACCCCTACTAGTTAGACCAGCAAGGAGATATTGAATTGGAGGCTTTCCGCCTACCCCTACCTGACCAGGGGCTACACCAGTAGGTGAACCCGTCAGTGGATTAAGTCCAGAAACACCACCGCCCGCAGCAGCGGCCGCCTCTTCTGGAGAGCCAGGGACTGTAGGCTGCGATCCAGGTGCGGACGGTGGTGGCTCAGGGGCGAATACTGAAGCAACGATTGATTCAATCGAGTCACCTTTTAGGCGACCATCAATGATTGCTGCTAGTTTTCCAATAAACTGTGACGGATCTTGTCCGCTTTGTACCAATGCTGGCAATGATTGGGCTAGACCAAGTAGCGAATCACGCATTTTCTCTACTTCAATCTTCTGTTCTTCCATAGTTACGTTGATTTCCCATGGCATTTGACGACGTAGGAAGTCGCGTGAGATCAACTGATCTCCACGTGCCTGCAAACCAAAGACTAAAGCTTGGTTAGGGTTAAGGCCAGCCATCAAACCGTAAGTAACATCTACTACATGTTCGCCTGCAATGTCCTTAGAAGGGGTGTATTCCACCTCAAATGGTGCGCCTGCATCCATACCACGTACGGTCTTGCGTACGTTCTTAAAGATCTTCTCGTCAGCTTCAAAGCAAAGCGACATAACCTGGGTTAATGCTTCAGCAAATACGGTCTGTGCGGTCTTAACTTGTGTGTCGAATCCACCCATAAGAGCTTCAACGCCACGACCTGTAACGATAGAACCTGACATGTTGCCAAGGCGACCCTCTGGGTAACGCCCACCAACACGCAATTCCTGGTCTAATGCTGCTGATTCCTGGAACAAACCTGGAGGAACATTAAGATCTACACGACGAATCTTCTCTGGGGAAGCGGAACGGATAGTGGCATCAGGGCCAATCTCCATTACGTTTACATCTGCTGGCAATGCGTATGGTGCTTGTACAGATTTCTGTGCAGCTTCTAGGCTTAGGGTAGCGAAGCGCGAACGCGCCACCTGAACCCACAAGATATCGTCGAACTGGCCACGGAACTCTGTATCTGAGTCAATACCTGGGCGAACGGCCATAACAGCCATGATCTTGCCAATAGGGTTAGGGGTTTCGGCTAGAACGAAGTTGTTGCGCTCTGACAAAAACAATAAAGTCTTATCTTTATCGTGGTAACGGTACATGTCCATGCGAGTCTGGTCATTTGTGGTGTTGTAACGTCCACGAATAACTGATTCATGCTCTGGGAACTCACGAACTAGGTCAGCTACAGTCTTAGTGTACCGCTTGGTGTATGAAACTAGGCGACCAAAGCGGTCAAAGTCTGGGTATGCTCCAATAGGATCATCAATGTTGATAACTGGAGTCTTACGTTCATAGTCAATCTCTACAAGGATTGGCAATACGCCAAAGGTTACGTAGCGATCTGCGCCTGTAAACATCTGAGTCTGTAGACGTGACTGGTCACGGTAGCCTGCAGCAATCATGGTGCGCTTGTCAGCCTTCTGACGTGCGCGGTCTGATACTGAGTTAGTTGAGGAGCAGTTAAACGCTGGAAGCGGGGCTATAACTTCAGATACGTCGCGAGCTGCAATGTCAATAAAGTTTGCAACCATAGGCTTAGGATAGTCATCTGGGAATAAACCAGGGAAAACCTTATTGATGTTTCCCTTACGCACCTCAAGTACGTCAGCCCAACGAGAGTCCCGTTCCCGCGCTTTTTCGCGCAGTTGCTTGACACGCGCAGCGATTTGCTGAATGTCAGCCATTTAGTAACCTCCCGCAGCTAGTTGCTGCTGTAATCTTGAATACTCTTCTAGGTCTACCGTCATGCGCTTCGCTAGATCTCTAGGCGTAGCAAACGGGTTACGAACCCAAGTATTACCATGTGACCCCATCTGGTTCACATAATCACGCAACTGGGTTTCTACGAACCACAGTGCCATAGGGCCGTCCTGCTTGTTCTTAGTTCCAGGTGCCCATGTAATTAGTTGCTCAATGAGCGCTTTAACACCCTCGTTATCTGTACGAGGCAATTCAATAAGGCTGGATCCCTTGATGTACTTTCCTGCCTGGTCCAACTGACCAAACAAGGGTCCAAGGGAAGCAACACCATACTCCAAATCCATTTTATTAGCACCTGTGTAGTGGCTAATAAGTCTAATACCGCGAGAAGCTAGGAACTGATTGATCTGTTCGTCCTGGGTTAAGAACAACTGAAAGGCGTTCTTCTCAATAACCCATGCTTGTGGGCTATACTTCTCAGTCCACGTCATAATAAGTTCACGAATACGTTGCGGTGTGGGTGCGGGCATACGTGACGCATCAAGTAAATACCGTTTTTTTGTCGTTCTATCAGCCGACACCACAACACCGAACGTGTCACCAGACATAGCGGGATCTAAGCCGCATACTGTATAGAAACCATTGGTTTCTTTCGGGTGACCTGCAGCACCAGCGATCAGCTGGCCGCAAGCTCTCATACCATTAACAGATCCACGTACTGCTTCAGGGGAAAACACTGATTCAGACTGTACGTCTTGCTGTTGATAAACCATTGCCCAGGTTTTAGGGTCTAGAAGTCCTCGTCTTTGTCGGAGTCTAACTCCATCCCACCGAGGAAAGAAGCCATCTTGGTCAGGATCAACGGGATCATTAGCCCAAGGGCGATCCGAGCGCGGCCACAACGTGACCCATTTATTTGGGTCATCATTAAACTCCAGAACTGCGGGCATTGCTAGGTAGGTCCAAGGGGATGAACCGTCAGGGTAGCGATCTTCGTTACGAATTTCGCGATATAAATCTACAGGATCTACACGGGTACCTACTACAAGGATTTTACCTGTAGGTCCTACACGTGTTAGAACTTCTTGCTGGATCCATCGGATCTGCTTTTCGTACTCTCCAGCATTTGCCAGAGTAACTGTGTCATCGAGGATGATGAGATCTGCACGGGCACCGTAGATCTGCCCGCCAATACCCAAAGCTTGAAGTGTCGGATCCTTTTCACCTGAATCTCGCTCAAGATAAATTGCATCCGCAGTCCACTTATCTGACGTTGCTTTGAAACCGTCAGCTGGAGCGTAACGTCTTTGTAGTTCCGCGTAGGAAGGGGAGGTAAGGCGCTGCTTAACAGCATACAAGAACTCCTTGGCCATTTCCCGTGTCTTGGAAACTACCTTAATACGGATGTTTGGGTCTGTACAGATACGGTAGGTAATGTAGTCAATAGAGACCGTCATAGACTTGGCGTGCTCAGGCGGCATGTTGACTAATACGTACTGCGGCAATCCTGCCTCGTACGTCATTGCTTCATGTACCCAGCGCGGCGGCCGATTCTCGATCAGGTCCACCACATTTAACTGGTGACCGAAGGTCACCGAGTTCAAATACTTGGATCTAAATTCCTCGAAGGTAATGTCTTTGTCTTCATCCGAGATATGTCCTTTACGCTGCTGTACGGCCCGCATAAGCTTGACTGCCCGATTAAACTCAGGGTCAGACTGGATGTAGTAGTAGTACGTTTTCTCGGACTTGTTAACTCCAGCGCAAGCATCTGCTACCGAGAAACCATCCTGGAGCAGGGAAAGTAATCTTTCCTTGGCCTGGTCAGCAGTTAGCGTACCAACGGTACGATGCTGCGAATTTCTCTTAGGGCTAGACATTGTACCTCCATGCTTTTACTCCCAAGGAGAAGCCTGGTTAGTAGTAGTCCTAGAATAAAACCTTGGTAGTGAAAAAACCATTTTTATACGGTGAGCAAGCGAAGCTTGCGAGCCGTCACGGTCCGTTCCACTGGCGTTCCACGAACCGTAACAACCGTGAAGGTTCGGGGCTTCTAGGGGCGAAGCCCCTCACTAATACTAAGGGGGGGAAATGTATGCTTTACCACGCATATTGACAAAAAACTTTTATAACATTTTGGTAACGTACTAAAAATCCTTTAATCACAACGATTTATAGCAGCTACTTTAGAAAAATTATTTTAC